TGTAAGTAAAGAAGTGTCTCATTAACTGTATTGATTGCTTGGGGGATGATCCTTTTCTATTACCAGACCCCACAATCTCTAAAGTCTCTAAAGTCTCTAAATTATCCATTTTATAAAATAGGTTTAGAAGAAAATAATTATTTCATTTCAATTTTTTTTTTATATTTTATTATATTATAAATGCCTTTTATTAATAAGAGACGTAAATATGCTTCTAAGAAGCGTGCTCCTCCCAGACGCAAACGCGTCACAAAACCCTCTAAGAAATTTGTAAAACAAGTTCAGAGCATAATCAGTAAGAATGTTGAAGATAAGTCTTCTTATCTTGAAGCGGGTGCCGTTTCATATAACTCTGTTATTACAACTTCTTCTGATATACGATTTATTGTTCCTGATGTATCTCAAGGAGTGCAAGAAGGTAATCGTGTAGGAGATCAAATCCGTGCGAAGAAATTGGTTTTAAATGGTTTAATTAACATGAATCTAACATTTGGTGGTTCAACAAATGCAACCCGTTTAGGTGTACGTGTTTTTATAGTTCAACCTAAACTTTATATGGATCGTGCATCAATAACTGCTAATGCTAATAGTTGGTTGCCATTTCTTTTGAGAAAGGGTAACAGTGCTACTGCTTTTAATGGAACTGTTGGTGATTTATATGCTCCTGTTAATAGTGAGATAATAACCACTTATTATGATAAAATCCATTATATGTCAATACCATATATGCTCACACAAGCAGGACAACAAGAAACTGCTTTTTCTTACAGGCATTTCCGTAAGGAATTTAAACTAAAAGGTAAAAAATTGTTATACGATAGCAATTATGCCGCTGGTCAACAACCTTCAAATTATAGTCCAGTTATTATTATTGGATATGCTCATCTTGATGGATCTACTGCTGATACTGTTAATACCCAAATCTCTTTATCATATTCTACTTTGATGGATTTTGAAGATGCCTAAAAAATCATAAAACTCGTGATACACCCCCTATGAAATAATTAAAAAAATAAGAAATTTATACTTTTTATTTTTTGTGACGACATATGATGTCAAATTTGGACGAACACCCCCCGGAGGGCATAGTGCATCGCTTCAATATCATCCTGGGCCCCCCCGGCTCACGTGAGGGGTGTGCCGATACCAGATTTTCCGCGGGACCCACCCTACCATCGGGGGTGGGCGGCATCTGGTTGAGTGCTTGTATATTTACGACATCTGCTTTAGTTGTTCAATATCGCTCAGAATATTTTTAACATCAATATTTTTAACAACCCATCTATCGTGTGATAATTTACTTTCTTCTGGTGGAACATTTGCAAAGCATATTACGTGTGGTGAATTAAATAATTTTTGTCCACTTTCATACTTACTGCTAAAAACCATACCATTTTTTATGCTCTCAATACTTTTATATGAAATTTTATTTCCGTTATCTCTTGGGATGTCAAATAAAACAATATTACATTCATCCATATTTGCCTCCATTATGCTGTACATAATATCTGCCTTTTTACCTTCATCTATGAACACAATGTTTTTTGTTGCTGCCAAAAATTTACAAAAAGCAGATTTGCCAATGCCCCCCTCTGAACTCCAGAACCAATGAACAAGACGATCATCAGGTTCAGTATTTAATAATTCTAAAATTTCTATTTGCCAGTCCTTATTTGGTGTAATTAATTTTAACGGTTTTGGGAAACCGAATATATATGGTGTGCTACCAGGTTCAGATGTTTCACTTTTCTGACAATATTTTGCAGTCGCTTTTTCATTGTCCATTTTTTTAAACCACATTTGAAAAGGTAACTTAAATTCTTCCCATCTAGATTTTTGTTTTAACCATATTCCGCCTTGTAAGTGCGGTGTCCCTGTTTTGGGACAAATTTCTTTTTGGAAGACATATTTTTTAATATGTTCAAAATTCCTTAAAGTGGTCTCTAAAATCTCTATGTCACCTTCTTTATAGTTGTTGTAAGTAAAGAAGTGTCTCATTAACTGTATTGATTGCTTGGGGGATGATCCTTTTCTATTACCAGACCCCACAATCTCTAAAGTCTCTAAAGTCTCTAAATTATCCATTTTATAAAATAG